ATGAAAGAAGATCATTAGAAAAAGTTAGATTGTGTGTGACTAGATTTGTATCTGGAGCCCCATTTTTATACTTATCTACATTTAAGATGTATTTTGGTGCTTTTGCTTTACATTATCAGAAAAACAGAATTGATAATGGTTCGTCGGTTGGTGTTAATCCTTATAGCTCCGAGTGGGATGTTATTGCTAAACATCTCACTCGTTATGATAGAGAATCTGATTCTCATGTCGGAGCGGGTGATTATTCAGCTTTTGATGGGAGTGAAGTTCCTATTATTCATTACGCTATTTTAGATTATGTTAATAGGTGGTATGATGATGGTCCAGTTAACTCAAAAATTAGACATTTACTTTGGCAAGAGGTAGTTAATTCTCGCCATATTGCTGAAGGTGTATTATATGAATGGTTTTCTAGTTTACCTAGTGGCCATCCAGGCACTATTTGGATTAATTGTATGTATAATCATTTTGCTTTTAGATTAACTTGGTTACGTATTTTTGAAACTGTTCGTGGTTATAATGAAAATGTTTATGTAATAGTTTGTGGTGATGATAATACTTTTACTGTAAATCATCCGTATAGAAGTAAATTTAATGAACTTACTCTTGGTCCTGTTATGAAAGAGATAGGGTTAACTTATACTACTGAACTTAAGGTTACTGCTGTAGTGCCTTTTAGAAGATTAGAAGATATTGAGTTCTTAAAACGCTCATTTCGTAAAGAACACAGATTAGGTCTTTGGTTAGCTCCATTAAGACTTAGTGTTATTCTTGAAATGCCTAATTGGACTAAGAAACATGACTCAGATGGAATTTTAGCTTCTAACATTAATGAAGCTCTTCGTGAATTATCTTTACATTCGAAGCCTGTTTTCGATATGTGGTCTCCTCTTATCATTGATGTGTTTAAGAAACATTACCCTGCTATTATGCCTGTTAAACCTCTATTACTACCATACACTACCATTCAGGATGATGTATGTGCTAGTTTAGAGTATTATTAATTTTCTTTAGACCGAAATGTCTATAAACTAGAGCATGGGTGTGTGCCTTAAACACACCCAACCCGGGAAGTTGTCAAACTCGTCCAAAATACCCTCGAAGATGTGATCTTGCTGGCCGGTCAAATCCATGTATATAACCGGTCTTGTATTGCTATTTTCGTTAAAGGCGTTTGTATTTACATTACTTATCAAGCACGCCGTGAGCAGCCCTCACAACGTTAGATACCCATGGTACGATATAATAGATAAGGATGTCTATAATATTTAAATTATATCCTGCTTCAACAAATCAAATACCGGATGTTGACCCGGATACTGTCAACAACAATTTCGCCACTTCTGTAATGGATATGGCGGTTTCTCATACTACTGATGCTACGACTGGTAATACTACCGATGCAAATTCAACAACTGCTACAGTTTCTAATGAATTACGCATTGATAATTTAATAATTTCCAGTTCGAGTGGCAATTTTTCTCAGGATATTAAAACTTTTCTTTCAAAACCCAGGATTTTAAATCCTGGGATTTTGCAAACAACTGATATTGTATCTACTTTTCCTTCTTTTGTTATCCCTCAGGCCGTGCTTTCTGCAGGTCTTATTCAGGACAAAATTAGAGGATTTCTTGGTTTTAGAGGTACTTCTGTGTTCCGCCTTCAAGTGAACGCAAATCC